TAACCAGAATTGATAATGCTTAATAAAAATATGATATATTTTACTTTCCGTAAAATTCAAGTTCTTCGTCAGCAACACATTGGTCATAAAACTTTTTCAATGGCTTATACATGTTATGAATCTGAACTGGCATAACACCACCAGAATCAAGTACCCATTGAATTTCTCTTGCGAGTTGTCTTGATAGACGGATCTCTTTTAAGATTCTTTCGTCCATAATATCTCCTACTGCTTATATGCAGATATTTTTCTGATCTTAAGATCAGTATCAAATACAAAGTAATCTATTACCTTAAGTGTTTGATGATTCTCTCTAAAGTCGTTTGAAGGATCACTACCTTGTGTCATAATTTCAATATCAATAATAGCACAAGCTGAGTCTCCTTCTATCACAATTTCATCTATGATCGCGGTTATTCGCAAACAGTTTTTAAAGATCGTCTTGTTAGCCTCAATTACATCTTCTATACCTGTCCAATGACCAAAGCTATCAGTTAGTTGAATATCCTTAGAGAACATTGTCTCCAAAGTATCAACATCTTTATTTGAAAATGCTTCGAAGTAATCTCTTAAGATGTCTTCTTTTATTGCGTTATCCATTGCACTCATTTCTTTCTCCATTGCTGTAACCATTTTGAACCGTTTCTTTCAGCATCAATAAAGACACCATTTGTAATTGCGATAGGTACAAGAATTGACATATGCACAATTATACTTACAGGAATTGAATATCCCATGTAGCCCATATAGAACATCGCAACCATTCCAAAGAATGCGCTCCACATAACAAACAATACCATCATAAAGTATGTTTGTAATGAAGGATCTGGTATATGCCTTAACGGATTATACTTTGCATCCATAATTAATCTCCAACTATCTACGGTAAAGATAATTGCTCTTTTCACAAATTTCATGCTACACTCCTTACATGTTTACAATCACCACGGAAGGTAAATCCTTTACAAGAACATTTACCATCCACAATATAATATGTATTCCCATTACTTCCTTGCACAGGAATACCACCAAGACTACCTTTTTCCTGATAGTCTCCAACTTTAACAAACTTACGTCTTGACTTTGAGAATTGCTTCATTGGTGAATTGAAGACTTTGAGTTTTCCACCTGGAGCTTGATAAGCAACAAGTTGTGTTTGACCATTCACATGATAGAAACCATTCGTGATCGTATGATCTCCCCAATCCGTAACTTCTTTCAATATCTCAATCATTCAAAAACTCCTCAATAAGATCTCCACCAGCTTTATTGAACCACACTGCACCTTTATTGGTATAAACTATTACATAATAGAGTGGTGTCCAAACAAGAGCTAAAGGCAAGACCAATAACAATTTACTAACTCGTATCCAATTCACTGACTTGACAGTACTTACAACAGCATCTGCTGCAGAATTATAGTATTCAATTAACGGTCTCAAGTGTTATCTCCATCAAAATATTTTACTTTAGATTTATCGAAGGTTTCTCCATCTTTACGATGTTTCCAATTATAGTACCAACCACCTTTCTCCCAATATAAAGGCATTCCTTTACCTGCACGTTTCTCTTCTTCCATGTGGACTTGCATGTAAACTACATGACCCATAATCCATAGGAGGATAAAACCTCCAGCATATTGTAATATCATCTCCACTATTTCACCCATACCTTATTATACTTCGTAGGCATGTTCTCACAAGAGTACGTTGCCTCTTCGGTATAATTTATTACTTTAACACATTCGTTAGTTGAATGCGACACCCAAACATCAGGAGTCGAAGCGTAGACTGAAACACCGAAAACAAATACCAATGATATGATAAAGATTGAAATCGCAGTATATAGAATATCTTTCATTACGCTGCCTCCTGAAAATAAGCACTCAGTTCAGAATAGCTTAACTCTGAACCATCCTCCATTGTGAAGGTTGACTGATAGAATGCTCTACTGTCTGAGTCAGTTATGATCCAAGACTCAAACTTAGTAAGAATCTCCTTTCTCATATAACCCATGTCGGTATTATCAGTCTTCTTGGTTGCGCAGAAGTGTTCTCCATCAAACCAAAGTAAAGTAGGAGTCTCCCACTCTTGAACGTGGTCAGACATTCTGAACTCTGCGTCATCAATGAAATTGTAGTCAAGTACATATTCCTCAGAAGCTTCGTTGGAATACGACACTGCATCAAAAGCAGCTTGCCTAAACTCAGGATCCTGAGCATCAGCAATAGAACAAGAAACGACGAATGTATCGCCACCCTTGAACTTCCAATAAGCATCGGAAACTCCATGGACATAATCCTCATTATGAGCCGCGTAGTTTTCTCTGTACTGTGTCTGAATTACTAATTTCATATCTTCTCCATTAATTTAATTTATACAACCATTATATACGGTTTCATAAAGAATGTCAATAGTTTTTATGAAAATAAACTAACTTTTTTATAGAACTTTTTGTTATATCAGGTCTTCTTTTTATAAGGAGTAAATTGACCATCCTTTGGTCGACCAGTCCTTGCCATTTCAGATTGATAACCATTAATGATTCTATCAAACCTATATGGTTGAACACCTGGTGTTTTACGAATAGCCTTTTTTACTGCTTGTAGTTCTAGATTCCTTTCCTCAGTACAAGGTCGTTTCATTTCTTCATGGACGATCTCAAATAGTTTATAAAGTTGTCTTTCAGTCAATCCGACAAGTAACGCTTTTGCTTCTTTGTCGAAGTTTCTATCTCCACCTTTATTTCTTTTTCTGCCGTCAGATTCTTCGTATTTTGGACTCATTATATTTTTACCTTTGATGTATCTAAAGCCTTCATAAAGTCATTAGGGTTAACATTGCCTACTTCGATTTCCTTCTCAAGGTAATCTATCGTATCAAAAATGGCATCTTCTATCGTCTTTTCAGGAACCCAGCCAATCGCTTTGGCCTTATCAATATTCGCAAATATTGTATGAGCTTCTCCGTTGATTTCATCCATCATATCGTAGTCAAGAAAATCCATTGGAGTCTTTTCTTTGATATAATCAAATATGATCTCTGCTATTTCAAATAACGAATGAGATTGATTCATACCTAAGTTATATGTTTCTCCAATGGTCCTTTCATCTGAAAGACATTGTATGTGGAATTTATTTACATCATCTACATGAATAAAATCTCTCCTACGTGTACCGTCTCCAAATATGATTGGATTATTACCACCAAGTAAACGAATAGCAACTCCTGCGAATAGAGGAGGTACAGTTCTCTTATAATCTTGGATAGGTCCTGCGATATTAAAATACCTTAAAGCAGTATACTTCAATCCTCTTGTCCTTGCATAACTATCTGCTATCAAGGCAACTGCTGCTTTGGAAGCTGCATAGAATGTTGTAGGATCTGAAGAACCTTCTTTATAGCCATCTGCAGGTAGCTCAACGTTTTCGTATACTGCAGATGTTTCCGAAAAGATAACTCTGTCACATCCACTATTTAAAGCTGCATTAAATACATTGATAGAACCAATGATATTCTGTTCAGCAGCATGGACAGGTTCGTTATGGCAGTCATAGATAGATACTAAACCACCGAAGTGAAATACCACATCAGGTTTCTCTGTTGTGAATATTTTGTCTAAAGTATTAGAATCAGTAATATCAGCAAGATAGAACTTAGCTGAATCATGGAACTCTGGTACATAGACCGATTGTGAGAGGTTATCCACAAGTACTACCTCGTGACCTTCTCTATTTAATAAAGGAAGAAGATTCGTACCTACAAATCCAGTTCCACCTGTAATAAGTATCTTACTCATCTACTTCCACCGCCTTTTCTCTAATCTTTTCTGCGATCTGTAAAAGCTCTTCAATTTCTGAAGCGTCATCTACAGTATCCAGTTCAATTTCAATTTTAATTTTCATAACAATTCCTTAGCTGCAATTTCTTCCCATCTTCCACATTGCATCAGATAGATATCTGTGAATGTAAACATCAACAGCACCTGCATTTTGCATTCCACCGATAACATCTCCGTGGTATGTATATCCTCTGAGCTGTCCAGTTCTAAAATGTTTTACTTTGTTGATTGGCTTTCTGCCTTTGAGAGATGTTCTGAATCTGATAGGTCTGCCATGCTTATCTTTTGCATCGTAATACTTAAGTTCTTTATTCATATCTTTCACAAGATCTTTAATCGTTTCAATCTCAAGCATATCTCCTGCACATTGCGTACTGAAGGTTCCTACATAAGCATCTGTTCTAGGTTTTCCATTTTTATCAAATTTCATAATAACTCCAATTATTTTAATTTATACAACTATTATAACATAGTTTCTTTATGATGTCAATAGTATATATGAAATTAAACTAATTAATTAGAAGGTAGCTTACGCTACCTCCGCCATTTCAACTGCAAGATTGAGAGCATCAAGCTTTCTTTTTGCATTGTGTCCGAACCAAGCTGCAGCAGCTCGAGTATCAGCAGACCTTCCCATTTCGTGGTCAGTCATATATGTTACTGAGTTGTAAGCATTCCACCATGTACCTGGAGACATATCAGCTCCTGGTTGAGTATCGACGATTTCTAATGCACGTTCAGCAGTCCTTGATAGGATCTTACCTTCTTGATTAGAAGTACCGAATACTTGCGATAGGAATAACTTGTAAGCTTTATCAGAATACCTTTTAGATGAAAGGAACTCAGCAGCTTGTTGGAATTGCTCTACACGATTGTGTGAGATACCAAGTAACTCTTTAACCATTTCAGGATTGAAGTGATTACGATGAGATAACCTTACTGCAGGTTGACCACGTTCAGTCAAAGCCATAGAAAGAGTATTATTACAAACAACTCTTGTCATTACGAACTTGACATCAATGGATTTACCATATACATGTGGATTTGAGAATAGAAGATAACCTTTTACTTGATCATCGTTCTTTAGTGTAAATCCGTCTTTGACATCGGCAGCAGCGAATACCATTTGACCATCTTTCAATGACCCTGCAGTATCCATGACCATATCACCAGCAGATACGAATTCATTAAAGAATTCAAAAGCATCTTCGTTTTGACATGGTTTCCAATTACCTGAAACATTCGTAAGAATCTTTCCGTCGGATTCACGTACTAAGGCTTCTTGACCAGTAAGTACTTTTTCTCCATTAATTTCTACAAAGGATGGTTGCTTTGATACTTTCCAATCAAGGTTAGCAGCTTTCATCATTTCAATCGGAGTCATATCATCTGATACCGGAACTCCTAGACCATGCCAAGGGATACCTTTTGATTCGCGGTATGCCATTGCAGCTTGTCCATTTACCATTTCTAATTCATGCATAATTTATTTCCTCATTAATATTTAATTTGAACAACCATTATAATCTATATCATAATGAATGTCAACAACTTTTTTCACTCTTCAGTAAATTGTTTAGTCCAGGCAGTAAATACCTCGAACGATTCTGCTTTAGTTAAACCAAAGGCTTCTTGTAAAACCTTCGGAGCTCCAAACATGTTGATGGTTCCACTTGCACGGAGATCATCTAAAAAAGTAAACATTTCTTTAAGCATTGACTAATCCTTTTTTCTTTGCGACTTTAAGAATGATTTCATCCATCTTTGGTTCGGTCATTTCTTCAACCACCGACCAATCTATTTTGTAAGTAGAATTGATGTAAGACATAACACCAGGAAAGAAGTAAGCAACCTTACGACTTACAGAGTTACATCCACCGTTATTAAAAATATCGTAGTAGGCATTAATTGCTCTACGCAAACGATCTATAGCTTTATCTTCAACAGGACCTTCAATAGGAATCTCTTCAGAAAGCTTATCTACGAAACCTTGGTAGGTTCCATTTCCATTCCAGTATGTACCGTTCATTACGCTACCTCCTTAAAGCCAAAGCTATCAACCATAAACATTTTTTCTGTTATCGTATCGACGATGATATCTCCAACAGAAGTACTGTGACCTGACCTGAACGAATGAACAGCATCAGGATCATTCCAAAGATTTGTTATTTCAAAAACATGGTCAAGACTAACTGCTTGAACTTGAAAGGTATCTTCAAACAGTTCAAGATCTGCAGCATCAAATTCATTCCTTTTCAAACCATGCATGTAGTTAAGCTTTGCTTTCCATGCTGGTGATTTTTCTTCAGCTCCACCCCAACCATACAAGTTAGGATATTCCTTTTCAGATTCTGGAACGACGATTTGTTTGACGATGTAGTTTTGCATAATATTTCCTTTTTTCAATTTATACAACCATTATATATGGTTTCATAAAGAATGTCAATAGTTTTATGAGATTAATTTCATTTATTTTACTAGGCAGCCTTTGAAAAGTATCTGCCTCTGCCTTTATAACCAACTTTTTGAACTGCCTGAAGAGGAGAAGTTATTTCAACCTCAGCAAGGTATTCTTCAACAGTATAGTTATCAACTAAGCAATTGACCCAAGATTTCCAAGGCTTTGCACCGTACTTGAATCTAGCAATAAATGAAGGTTTAACTTTACCTATCCAAGAAGGATGACAGTTAGGATGGACCTCGTTCATTAAAGGTGCATTCTTAAAACCACCTCTATACATTAGGTACATTCCGTCCCAAGTGAATTCTTCTTTGATAAATTTAGTTCCCATATTGATTCTCCATTAATTTAATTTATACAACTATTATAATACAGTTCTTTATGAATGTAAATAGTTTTTGTGAAAAAAGTGTGACTTTTTTAGATTAAATCGTTATATGGATAGAACTGGAAAGAATATGGAATGAAATCCGCCGATTAAGACGGATCCCACGCCTGGTCAAGCATCGATTGAGCCTGACTCTTGAGTATTGGGTCTGCAAGTACTAAGACATCCAATAAGTACTGTTTTTCGTACTTGTAAGCTTTATGAAAAAACTTAGGGTCGTTTGGAATGATTGTTTGACTGTTGTGAATTAAGTCGGCAATCTTTATCGTTTGACTTTCAGCAGGACCCATCGCAAAATGATCGGCATCCATCTTTTTACGGAAGGATCTGTTACCGTCAGATTGCTCTGAAACGTTTGTGCAGTAATGAACATACTCTGCTACCGTTGTTCCGAAGGTATCTTTAATCTCTGTAAATGTTACAGGAGTATCTTCAACAACATCATGCAATAAAGCTGCAGCTACCATCTCTGGTGTATGGTCAACTGTTTCTACAATTTTTGAAACGCCGATAGGATGTACAGAGTAAGGTTCTCCGGTATACTTTCGTCGTTGTCCTTCATGCGCACGAATGGCTAACATCAAGGCAGCTTGTATTAATTGTTTATCGTTCATAGTAGTTATTATATACTATTTATTTTGAAATGTCAATAGTTATCTATTGGTAAAGTATACCATAAATTCTGAAGGAAGGTTATGCCAATTGTTAGCATATATCTCTTTGTCGTTCCACATACCTTTACGATGAGATTCGTTTTGGTATTTAACTTTACCTTTATCTTCGTAACCTTTTAGGAATTCGTTTCTGAACTTAATCATATCATCATTACCAGATGGATCATGACGACGATGTATTTCAACTGCGATATGTCCAACATTCTTGTAGATCCAATCAATGTTTTCCTTTGTTAGAATATCGTATTCTCCACCTTCACAATCTATCTTGAGGAAATCAATTTTCTTAATGTCGTAAAATTCAACGAATTCCATAAATGTAAGAGGTTTAAAATCTCCTGCACTTTCTTCGTCGTAGATGTGAGTGATATGTTCAGGCTTATTCATAATAGCAGCATGACAAGGAACAACTTTAGATTCCTTTTCATTGATTACATAAGGACTTGTATTTTTCATTGCTGTATGAAGAAGGTGTTTGTTTGGTTCAATCATATAAACTTTACTTGCACCAGAATCTAACGCGAGACAACTAAACATACCTACACATGTACCGACATCAACTACAACATCTCCAGGTTTAGGTTGATCCCACCATTCGTAATCCTTATTAATAAAGAATTCATTTCTCATATTAGAGACATGATCCATGTCGAGGAATCCCATGTCCATGTTAATGTTAAGTGTGTTATGATTCATAATATAGTCCTATTGTTATTAATGGATAGTTTGGCTACCTTGAGCAACTAATCCATCTATCATGTCAAATGTGTGTTCAGTACCAAATCCTGCTTTGATTAGATCTACTACTGTTGGAAATTCTGTGTCTGTTTCAACTTCATATGTTTGAAGATTTCTTGCTTTGCGTGGTGGGAACATATCTGAGATATATGTATGGGCGGCACGTTCTGTTTTAAAGGAACAAGCAGTGGTTAGACCAAATGGATTGTTGGCTGCAAAACATGCATAGATTCTACCATCGTCTTCCATTCCAAGATCATATCCATTATAAGTACCTAAGAATACACCCATGTTTGTATCAGATATTATGTACCGTCTTTTCTTTTTCATACAACTCTTTATATGTTTCTCTTACTGCTTTAAAGTGGTCAATATACTCGGTTGTATCAAACTCAAATACTTGAGGTTCATTACCGTCTACTCCAATAAAGACCACACCTTTCTTCACCTGGTTACCAGTCATTTCTTCGAAGGCTTTCGCGTAAAAAGAAACCTGCATATAATAATTTAATATCCATTCTTCTTTCTTTGGTCTTTTTGATGTTTTGAAATCAACGACCGCGAGTTCTCCATCCCATTCAGCAATACAGTCAACTTGACCTGCTGTTTGGAGATCGTTTGAATATAAGAAACACTCCTGGTACCAAATATTATTTATTCGTTCGTCAAGAATTGGTTTCATTGTATTGAACATATGTATATTCGCAGGCATATGCTTTTTAGAATAATCAGGATCATTATCTAAATAATCTTCACAGAGTTTATGAACTGCAGTACCACGTCGAGCGGCTTGAGTTGAAATACGATTGGCTTCTTCATGTCCAACACGGTCACGCCATTTTTGAATATCCTCTTTACCGAGAATACCTAATACAGTTGTGACAGATGGATAACCTTCACCAGATGGAGTTTGGTAAATACGTTTACCATCCACTGAAGCTCTTGTTAGTTTTTCGAGGACAGGTGCCTCTGAGTTATGTTCAAATAATTTCATAATATATTTCCTAGAAGTGAAAGGGGACCCGAAGATCCCCCTTCGAGTTTAAGCCACGAGTTGTGGTTTGAGTTCTGTTCTCTCCTTTGCTATAATGTATTCTTTTACTAAACCACTTCTAACAATGTCTTCAATTCCAAATTGAATTACTTTGAAAGAATGATCCATGCGTTGGATTACTTTGAGAAAATCTCGAAGTCCTGATGTATCGTGTTTGTGTCTAGTTCCGGCAAGATCATCTTGTGCTGTATCACCGCAGAATATAATTTTTGACGAATCTCCGACTCGTGTAATAATACTATCGAGTTCGTGATAAGTCATACTTTGACATTCATCTACAATTATGATAGAGTTATCAAATGTTAATCCTCTAACGAACGATGATGTCATAAACTTAACTGAGCATTTTTGTTTGAGTATTTCCCAAGCATCTCCTCTGCCAAATAAGTTATTAGTAATATCCGCGTAGGGTACCGCGTAGACGGCTTCTTTTTGAGCCTGAGTGCCTGGCATAAAACCTTGCTCTCTTGTCTGTACTGCTGAACGAACGATTATTACCTGGTCATAATTATCATCATCTAAAATATCACAAAGACCAAGATATAATCCGCACATTGTTTTTCCTGTGCCTGCTGTTCCAATTGCAGCAATATTATACCCAGCGTTATAACTGTCGAAAAATTCCTCTTGAGTCGGAGTCAGTGGCGAAATATGATTCATGGAAAATTTACTATCCATGCGTTGTCCATTTTTCTGCTTAATCTTCCTTTTCTCCTTCGGTGATAAACGACGTTGTCTTGACATAAAACCTCCTTTGCATTAACAAGGAAGCGATCTGAAAGATTACTTCCAATCGTTAATTTTGTTTCCAGTGTATGATTTATTGTTTTTCATTGATGTAAGTATATCACGAAAACCTTGGTCGGGTTTCATCCGTCCAAGTCGCGCCGCATCACTCAAACCGGGCGCGGTTAGAATAATTGTTTTTAATTGTGGGTTGTCTTTGAGGTATTGTTCTCGAGATGAGATAGACATGAACTTTTCAAACTGTTCACCAGTGTTTGTATCTTCAAAGATATATGTCGGCATTAAATTCCAATCCTATATTGCATAATAGTATTTATACGATTGATTCGTAGATTTCCTTCCAATTCTTAACTTTTACTAAATTATTATTTTCGTAATCTTTGTTAAAGTCATGTTCAATTAGAATAGATCTCAAACCTAAATCAAGTCCGCATTCAGCATTTGAAGGTTTATCTTCAACCCAAATACAACCACTATCTTTGTAAGGTAATAGACCGTCGTCTTTATCGGCTCCGCAGTCCAAACATACCACTCTCTCAAATACATCTTTACCAAACAATCTTTCGAGATTTTGTTCTCTTAGTTTGCCGGCATAGTAATCAGTACTGAGACTAGTAATACAATGAAAAACATAACCTTCAGAATGAAGTTTTTTGACATATTTAATTGCGTCCCTTAGTCCTGGTAAAAATCCTATTCTTGCAGACTCATTAAACTGTCTGACAAGTTGTCTTGATTGTTCCTTAGTAATACCAAAGGTTTGTGCTACGTCGTAAACACCTTCTTCAATAACGGTATAACCGTTTTCATTCATAAACTTATAGAATGCATACTTCCAATCAAGTAGTACACCGTCACAATCTACAAGGATCAATTTTTCTGCTCTGTGATCCATTTATTTCTCCATTTAATTTAATTTACTAGAATATTATAACAAAGAATCACAGTAATGTCAATAGTTTTTATGATAAAAAAGTCCTTTTCTCAGACATTTTTTGTTTACGTGTGGCAGATCGAGTTGCGTTCTTTTGCTTTTCGCGCTTACGATCTTCTTGTTTGATACTTTTCCATTCGTCGGAAGAGGCGGAAATTTTAGTCCGCTTAGCCATGTGGTCCTACCTTATTTGAAGTTGAGTGGGTCGGTAAATATAGTTGGAAACGCAGTTTCAATTGTTTTCTTTGTTAATCCTTTAATCGGAGTATGACTAATCAAGTTCTCTGAAAGCAGAAGTGCATCTGCAGGATAAAGATCTTCCAACAATTGAATGAATAACATTTCTCTTCTATTTTTGTTGAGGTTGTCATAACCACCACCTTTGAAGAAAATTCTCAATCTTCTTGCTTCTCTATATAACATAGTATCAAGGTCAATTAGATTATTTTCCTTAAATGGTGGTTTGCTATCAGGTACCAAAAATTCAATATCTTCATCGTATATTAAACGAAGAACTTGTCTTACTGGTACTGCGTCGTGTTTTTGTAAGTGTTCGACTTTAGCTTTAACACTTTTGAGTTTAGCTGTAGCATTTAGAATGTCAGCAATTGAGTCTCTAATCATAATTAAAAGTCCTGTAGGTCGCCGATTAGATTTTTCAGCTTTTTCTTTACGAAGTAATTGAACAGATGACCTCTGCCAACTTCTTCTTGGTTATTATAAGCCTCGAGAATATTATCTTTATATTCCTGAGGAATCATTGTAAGGTCAATCATTTGTTTATTACGATTATACCTTAGTTTTGTTTCTTCATCCATTTCTTCTGGTGTTTTACTATACAGTTCAATTCTTTTCTTAGTCATTGGTTTTTGTCTATCACCAACTGCAAGACAATTGTCTGCTGAAAGAATATTTGGAACACCGTCACCAGTATCACCACGAAGAACATGTTCTGTAATATATTGAGCAGGATTTGCATGTCTTACCCATTTCTTAAGTACAGGATTATACTGATCTACGTTTGCGTACCTTTGTAATTGAATGAAATCCTTATCTCCTGATAGAACAAGAATCTTTTCAGATCCATTATTCAGTTCAGTACCATGCTCCATACATAGAGTTGCGATAATGTCATCAGCTTCACAACGATCAACATATACAACCTTATATGGAAAGAATTCTTCAATCTCTCTACGGATTTGATGAATGACATCAAACAGTGCATTCCAATCAAGATCTGATTCGTCTCTGTTCTTTTTACGATTTGCTTTATAATATGGAAAGTAATCTTTTCTCCATACATTAGTGTTATCAGCGCAGATTACGATTTCACCGTATTCTCCTGAGAACTTCTTTCGATTGAATCTGATTGAGTTTAGGAACATGTGACGAAGAAGATTTTCATCTACTTCCATGTTAGTGTGGTTACCTATACCTGCGAATAGTGAGGCAAGCATAACCTGATTATAGTCTACTAGTATCATAATTTATCCATTATTTAATTTACAAGTATTATTATATCAAAGATCTTCGTCAATGTCAATGGTTTCATCTAAATTCTTTTTAAGGCCACCAGCTACACGTTCTTCGTTAGAATCCATTATCACAACGTTCTGTAATGCAAATGGTTGTAGTTGATGTTCTTCTCCCATTGTTTGTAGATGTAAAGAACGAATTGCTTCAAAGATTAAAATCATACTTGGAAAATAAGTTTCAAAGTCAGAATCAAATTCACAACCTGCTCTTGCCATTTCTCCTAATACATTTTCCCATATAATTTCCGCAAGTTCTGTAGAATACGATTCTTTATATTCTCGTATTCTTTCTGAAACGCTTTCTTCATTAATCGGTGGGTTTGAATGTATCTTAGGAAAATGTATTAAGTTATCCTTGTTCTTGGTAGGCATCTCCGATGTTCCTTAGTAGAGTATTCCACATTGTGGCAAATGAGGCAATTGAATTTCTTGCCAAGTTAAATCTGTCAGAGAAAGTAAATCCATGGAAATAATTAGGATCTTCTTTCATTTGTGTTAAGACTTGTTTTGTTACTGAAAAAGCATAATTTGCATGATGATTCATATCTTCATTCCAATCATACATAATTGTAGCATTAGCACCTGTCTCAGGTAAAGCTCCATAATTTGGATGAATACAAATCATTTGCGATTTGATTGCTTCAAGTAATGCAATACAAGATGTTTCTTTCCATATATTAGGATATAAGAAAATATGAGATTCTTTTAAAGCAGCAACAACTTCTTCATTAGATTTAACTCCATGATAAGTCATATTAGGATGTTCTTCGATTTGTGCAAAGAGTGGCTTATACGCTTCGTTACGTTCTTCCCAGCCATAAATTTCAAATCCTGAATAAACATCAAGATGAATATTATCAAACTCTTTTGCCAAAGAAACAAAAATAGGAACAAGTAATTCTAAACCACGATGTGGTGTTGTATGATATACGAAACGAATAGTTTCCATATCTTTTTCTTTTGGATCGTATTTGACTTCAACTGCATTATGAATAACAGAACACATTGCGTAAGGAATACCAAAACGCATAATGTATTGATCTCTTTGCCATGCAGTTACAAATACAAAGTGAGAAAACTTTTGCCATCCGCTATCTTTGAGTATCTTGTTTTCAGGGTCTTCTGATAAATCATGACACCAAAGTATATTTGGAACATCATCATATAATTCTCTTGGTCTTGATAAATGTACTGCAACCTTTTCGAGTACACCTTCACCCATGTTATCAATTAATCTCTGTCTCATCAGTTCAGTTCCACCTTTTGAATTCTTAGATAGTTCTGACTCGATTACTTCACCTTTATATATAACACTCATTTTTATTCTCCAATAATTTCATTATGTATACTTTCTAATGCCTTCTGTAAATTGTGTAAGGATCCATTATTATGTATACGATATGTTCTAATGTCCATTTCTTCTTTCAGAACATATGCTTTATCAACTTCAGTTTGATGACCAATTGTTGTTTCACTAATTATATTGCCATTGAAATACTTTCTGCTATCAGAAGAATAATCATGACCTTCTCTTGTTAATTGAACTATGACAATATTTTCAGCACCTACCTTTTCAATAATAGGTTCTAATTCTTCAACGAATCCACCGTCTGCTAATGCATAGTTATTATCTTCTTCGATTTCTTCAGCAACCGATCTACCAAAATAATCTAAACCTTTCTTTGGTTTAATAATATCTTCTGATACATGAATCATTGCTTCTCTACGAGACATACCTTCTAAGGCAAATTCCTTTTTCTCTTTTTGGTCTCTGTCGTTGTATCCTTCCATGAACCATCTTTCATCAACCTCAAAGTGTTTAATCGTTTCCTTGAAGAGTTGATACTTGAAAGATAGATTTCCGAAACCAAACTTTTCTTTATATAAACTAGCTGCTTCATCTTTACCTGAAGCTGGGGGTCCGTTAAATATTACTATCATCTTTCTTCTCTTTAAGTTGAGTGAAACCATATTTACAGATATAGTAGGCATCTACGATATCAGTAATAGGATTCCACGATTTGTTTATTATACCACATTTTTCGCGAATGTCAATAGAATTTTCTTTTTCAAACGCTTCAATCATTAAATCTTTACCAGCATTACCTTTTCCACAACCAAACTTTTTAATCATTGTTGGTGGATATACATCGTATGGTATATCTCTTTCCCATAGCTTATGTTTAAATAAACCACAGTTCTCTGCTATTTGAAATACTCTACCGACTGCTCCAAATGCGTATCCTTCAATTCCAACAAAGTCACATTCAAAACATTTTTCTTGAGACCACGATCCAATAATATCATATCTGTCTTGATCATTGAACCATGTATCTGGATACATTGTTGCTTGATACTGTCCTTTCTCTCCAATCAATAACTTCTTTTGTTTTACATAATAGTAAAAAGTACAATTGTCGTAACTCCATTCTTCACCTTCATGTACACAAATAGCTGGACTACTTAAACTGTAATCCACACCTGCTACCCTCATAACTAACTCCATAACTAATATATTATGGTATTATTTATTCAGTCTGCACGGTAGAAGATATGAGATCCTATCGTTCCTACTTGTTGTAAAGATGGAGCCCAATACGGATCAACCCAAGTCGTATGATAATGAGTTGCTCCTTCTGTGATTCCGCGATGCTTACCTTCATTAATTATCTGATAAGAAATATACAATGCATCAGCCCAAGCATCACCATCCATGGCGTCATCAGACTTACCATCGCAATACCAACTGAATTGACATGCATTTCTTATAGGTACAAGTTTACCTGAGTCTTTCCAAGAAGGTTTATGTTTGCCTTGATATACAACTGAACAGACAGAGTTTGGGTATCTATCGTCACGTACACGATTTAAAACAACATCAGCAACGGCATATTTACCTGCTAAGTTTTCAGAACGAGATTCGTGATAGATATTCTTTGCCATACAATGTTCATCTTGAGTAGTGACATAATCATAATCTACTGCATAGGCATATACTGATACAAGCAATACGCTTGCTGCTGATATGTATTTAATCATAAAAGTACCAATAAACAAAATAATCCTACCCACCATAACCAGTGAGCAGATTTAAGTTCTTCTTTAATATCGTTTAAAAACTTTTTAATCATTGTCTTGTATACAGGTCGTATAATTGTTCACCTTTGAGTTCTTCTCCAAAGTTACGAACAAAATCTCCACCTTGAGACCTTTTAATTAATCCACAATTGTATTCTACATCGGTGACCATTTTATTTCCTTCAGTATCTTCAGGATGGTCGT